TTCTTTGTACGATTGGGTATCTTTGTCAGACTGTGGGCCTTCAAAACGAGGAACCATTTTTAGCACCACATCTTGAATTGGCTTGAGTTTTCCAATGGCTATTGCGCCTGGTGTGGCTTGACCAAAGAAACCTGCACCAACATCAGCTAAACGACCCGCACCACTTCCTGTAGATTGGTCAATCAGACCGCCATCTTTGGTTACACTGGTAAGTTCAGTTATTGCAAAATCAATGTCTTTGCCCATTTGCGCTTTTAGCAATGATGCCTTTTCTTGGGTAGCAGATGGTTTACCTGCGCCAATAACACCTTCAGCACCTTTTCCACCGCCTTTGTAAACCCTTGCATCAACAGTAATTGTTTCATTTGGGTTATCAGGATTGACAATAGTTGTAAGACTAGGTGCGGGAGCAGTTTTTAATGATGCGGCTAATGATGAGGTTAATTGAGCAAGTTCTTTTCTTGCCTGAATACGCGCCTCTTCTCTTTCCTTGTCATTTTTTGCATCTCTAAGGTCAGACTCTAATTTAGCTTGGATTTTTTCACGACCTAATGTAAGCAAAGTTTCTCTTTGAGCAGCTCTGTCAGCAGAACCTTGCAAAGTAGCCAATACTTTATCTGCTGGTCCATATTTAGTAACAACAGAAATAATCTGTTCTTGTGTGGGATTAGGGCCAAGTTTTGACAATTCATCGCGTAATTGCTCTTCTTGTTTAAGACCAAATTGAGTTTTAGCCGCAGTAGCCAATGACGATTGTTCAGCCGCCCGTCTTTGTTGTGTCAAAGCCATCTCACTTTGAGCCTTACGAGCTAAGTCTGCAAGAGCAAATGCACCTTGTTGATCGCCCATTTGAGCAAGCATCTGAGCGCCCTTCATAATCGACTCAGGATTGGTTTGGTCTATCTGTTGAGCAATAGTGTTTCTAGCACTAATTATCTTTAGTTGTGGGTCTTCAATGCCCATAGCACCCGCAAAGCCACGACCTAGTTGACCAACACTAGCCTGAAGTCCCGCTTGAGCCGCAGCACCAGGCGAGAGTTGAGCCAATGCAATGCCACGATTTAAGTCTTGCCCATATTGTTGGTTTTGATACATTTGTGGAGTCATACCAAACAGACCCGCTACGATATTTTCTGCCATGATGATTCCTTAGTAATAAAGCGAGGGGTATAAGTTTTCTGTTGCCTGAACTGAAGAAAGTGGAATACCTGCTGTCAAACTTCCTTGTGGAATTCCACCAAACAAACCACCCAAAGCACTTCCTATTGCTGAACCAAACTGAGCATTAGGATTACCTGCCGCAATCAGACTTTGAGCGCCTAGATTTCTAGTTGCATCAGCACTTGTTGCTAAAGCAGTACTCAATCTAGCACCCTCTAAACCTAACTGTCCAACTCTTGCACCCGCAGCCGATGATGTTTGACCAAGTTGCGTACCTAAAGTGAAAGGTTGTTGACCCAAAGCCTCAAGATTCTGAACCTGACCCATTGCGGTTGTGTAAGGAGCATAAGCGGCTTGTTGACCACCATAGTACTGACCCATTGTTTGAGCACCTGTGCCAAGCAATCCCGCACCAAAAGCGACATTCTGTTGTCCATACTGTTGAGCATTAGCCGCCAATTGAGCCTCTTGTTGAGCACGAGCGTTATACAAAGCCTGTAGTTCAGGAGTTGTAGCACCCATAGTGCCACCTTGAGCAACAGCCAAACCACCACGACCTTGTTGTTGTAGTCTGTTTTGCAGATTAGCTAACTCTAACTCTCTGCCTGGTCGCAACAAAGCCATCTGTTGATTGAGATAGTTCTGTGCAACTGCTTCAGGAGATTGAGCAATGTACTGATTGCCAAGGTTAAACAAGTTTTGAGCGCCTGTTTGAAGGGGTGCAAATTGAGCCTGTGCTTGCTCAGCTTGAGTAAGACCTTGTTGAGACAAAGCCATGAACCTGTCTTGTTGTGCTTTGGCTTCAGGGCTTAGTGTGTACCCTGCGCTTGTCAATTGACCAGTTACAGGATCAACTTGGAACTGTGAAGTGCCAAACCTTGTAGTCATGCCAATAGGTCTGAAAGCCGCAGATGCTTTAGCAGCCGCAGTCTCAGCATCAATACGGGCTTGCGCTCTTTGAGCCGCTTCCCTTGATTGTTGCATCTGAAGCAGATTACCTGCCGTTCCGAGTCCACCAGAAATTAGATTACTAGCACCACCACCAAGAATCTTATTTACTGCGGTTGATACACCTGCATTAACAAGTGATGAAGGAAGACCGCCTGTAACGCCACCACCTGCTCCTAAAACAGAAGCCGCACCGCCCGCCACATTACTTAGCAAACCTGTTCCAGTTCCATAAACACCCATTCCAGCATCTAAAGCACTCAAACCAATGTTTCCAGTACTAGGATAAACACCCAACCCTGCGTCTAAAGCAGATAAACCAATGTTTCCAGTACTGGGATAAACACCCATTCCCGCATCTAGTGCGCTTAGTCCACCAGCAACACCACCTACTGTTCCACCTGTTCCATAAACACCCATTCCAGCATCTAAAGCAGATAAGCCTCCAGCAATTCCTCCCGTTGCCGCCCCTGTTCCATAAACGCCTAAACCTGCATCTAGAGCACTTAGACCTGCTGCTGGAGCACTACCTAACAAACCTGCGGCATTTAAACCAAGGTAAGCACCGCCAAGAATTAAGGCAGGTTTTACCCAACTAGGTACATCAGCACTATCGCCACCAGATTGAGAATAGAAAATAGGTTTACCAGCAGCGTCAAACTCAACACCATAAGCGGTAGAGTCTTTTCCAGCAAAAGTTCCTCCCCAGATATTTCCACCAGCCCTGTCATAGAAAGGCTTAATTGCTTCTCCTGTGGCTTTATTGAAATATTCTTTTTCGCCATCAGCAGTAGTGCGCTGACCAAATTGATTAATGTCGGTAATACCCTGACCAGCCAACATTACAGCCATGTCATAGGCGTTCTTTTCAGGAGAGCCAAACCCTTGACCCTCCCATTTTCCTGTAGTTCCTTGAGCCAAAATCTGGTTAGCTATCTTACCTACTGCGCCTGTTGTAGGCATAGTATTAACAGCTTCATTTCGTGCAGCACCAAGGAAACTGTCAAGTTCTCTTGCATCAATAGTTTTACCAAAATTCCAACTATCAATCTCAGCTTGAGATGGCGTTCTACCTAATGTATCTTGATACAACTTAACTGTAGGATTGACAGGAGCAGTAGGTGCTTGAGGTGCTACTGTAGGCGTTGGGTCGGGCGGCTCTGTACCTTGCGCTCTTGCTTCGGCAATAGCAGTTTGGAAACGAGCAATCTCATTAGGCTCAATCGTTGGGCCAAACAATCTAGAAAAATAATCTACACCACCTTTATCAGCAGGACGTTCAGCATATATGTCATATAACTGTTCAATAGTAAGTGCCATGATTGCTCCTTATTGTGGCTCAACAGGCCAAGTAATAGTCCAAGGAAAGCCAGCTTGTGCTGTAATGTCACGCAAGGCTTGACGATAGGTAGCCCATACTGCTTTGTCAACAGGAGCATCAGCTACTTGTGTCCAATCACAGTCAGCTAGTTTTTCGCTACGGCTTTGGCGCACAGACTTAGCTTGTTCAGCGTCTTTAATTGCTTTGTAAGCGGATTCATGTTCTGCGGCCGTGGTTGTCACACCGTCAGTAGTCGTGTCTGTAAAGACAGGGCCAAGCACATATTTGGTGTACCACTTACCATCAATCTGCTCAACGCCAGAGGCTTGAGAATATTGGTAAACAGTACCACCAGTAGCTTGTGGGCCTTCTAGGACTACATCAGCACCCAAAGCCTCTAAGACTTCAGTTGTTGTTATGTCCCATGATGGGCCGCCATTGGCTTTTGTGTATGCACGAAATTCACTTTCGTACATGACTGCGCCTGTTGATCTGATTCGTACTTGCATTTTAATTACCTCAAGCAATTGCTAAAAAGATGAATGTGCCACCACTTCCATTGATGGCGGCTGGCGCAGTAGAACTAATCTCAAACCCTGCGCTGTATGTATCAACATAATCTGTGCTTGTAACTTCAGCGGCTGTGCTATTCAAAAACAAGTAAGGGTCATTGCCAGCAATAATGCCACGGGCTGAGTCCCACACATACCAACCGCCAGTTGAACTAGTACGTTTGATTAAAACGAACCTTGCCCCTGCTGTAAAACTACAATCAATTTGAAGTGTTGTTCCTGTACCTGTGTAGCTTCCTACTTTGGAAACACCAGCGCAGGTTGCAAATAGGTAGGCGACCTGAGTAACTCCAGAACCATTAACACCACCACCATCTCCAACAGTAAAAACCGTACTTGTTGGGGAAGTATTGTTCCAAGCAAAAGCATCAGTAGCTGAAGCATCCGTTAATTCTAGTTTTAAATATTTAGTATTCCCCAATGTAGCAGAATAAACAAACCATCCATTTGTGTTATCTCTGTTTTTTGTAATTATCAACTCAGGTGCAACACCAAGATTATGGGTAACTGTTCTTCCTGCTACTCCATTACCTGTATAGCAAACCTCATCAAAAAAGCTAGGGGCACGTCTGAAATAATGAACCAACTTGCTTTCGCTAGTGCCTCCATTAAATGTTCCTGTATAAGAAACATCAGTGCCAAGCGTAAAACCATCCATTCGATCTAAGCCAGTGACGCCTGTAGCGTCTGCTGTATCCGCAGCTGTCGAGTTGGTTACAAGTGCAGTTTTTGCCCCACGAAGACGATCGGTTATTGCGTGTGCACGAGCTGAATCTCTAGTAGAGCCAATTAGCATATCAACTGGGAAACTTAAGCCTGAGATCGTTGCATTTGCTCCAGTTCCTGTGCGTGTCAAAGCACCAAACACACTTGTGCCCGTAGTAGGCACTTTCATCGGGCCTCTACGAATGGCTATGTAGATGAATGTTGCAGTTGACAAACCACTTGCTGTAAATCCGGTTGCTGTTGGAATAAATCTTACACTGCTGCTAGTTTCTGCTCCGGAAGTGTTAGCGTTAAGACGATTAAAATTAGTATTTGACGTGCCACGCATTACATCCGCCAAATACCAGTCTGACACTTCGGTTGTGGCTTTTGTCATTATCCATTGAGGCTCATATCCAAGGTTGACAGTCGCATTGCCGCTACCATCAGTCGTAAACGACCCACAGCTAATCACATTGTCTGTACCAGTTAAGCCAAAGCCTCCTGCGTCATGGGCGAATAAATAGGCTACGTATGTGCCGCCAGATGCGTTAACAGTCGCATCAGTACCAATACTAAAAACTGTACTTGTTGGCGTTGTTGAGTTCCATCTTGTTGCACCAGTTGCTTTAGCTGCCGTAGTGTTTAAAACAAGATATTCTGTATTTGCTAATGACCGATGGTAAACCTGCCAATCACCTGTTGTATCTGTCCGTTTGACCATAATACAAGCAGGAACAGAACCAAGATTATGAGCAATCGT